CATGATGGTCAATCAGAAGTTTATTTTGGCCCTGATTCTGGTTTATTTGGGGCACGTCCTACAAATAATAACTCTATCACAATTTCATATGTAAGAACAAAGGGTGCGGCAAGTAATGGTACAACAACATTCTCTATTCCAGGTTTGGTTGGTGGATTTGATGCGCAGGATATTACAATCACAACAGTTGATGCTTCTAGTTTAGGTTCTGATGCTGAAGATATTGAGGATATTCGCTTTAGGGCACCAAAGAATTATGAAAGACAGGGTCGTGCGGTTACTGCAGAAGATTATAAGGCAGTGATCTCTGATAGATTCGGTGATGTTGAGGCAATTAATGTATGGGGTGGCGAAGATAATGATCCGCCGAAGTATGGTAAAGTACTTATTAGTATTAAACCAACTGTTGGTGAGGAATTAAGTCCTATCACTAAGGCTAAAATTGTTGATGAAATATTAAAGCCTTATAATATTGTTGCGATTACACCAGAAATTGTTGATCCGGATTACTTATATGTGACGGTTAAATCAAATATCAAATATGATAAAGCCCTAACTAATAAATCATCAGGTGAAATTTCATCAGTTGTTGAAACGGCTATATCGGCTCAGTTTACATCCGATTTAAAAGAATTTGGTTCAGTGTTAAGATATTCTAGATTAATTTCGGCAATTGATAATGCGGAAACAGCAATATCTTCTAATATTACTACCGTTGAAATGAGTCGTAGATTCAGACAAGATTCTACTAATTCATCAGGTATCTATGAACTACCTAATTATAATGCGATTATTCCAGGCACGGTTGTTTCAAGCACAATCACTAAAACTGGTGGTAATGATTTCGCATTAATGGATGATGGCCTTGGTAAAATGACATTATATAATATCACAACTCAAGGTTTTGAAAATACCGATATTGGTACTGTTGATTATGATTCTGGTAAGATTTCATTGAAAGGATTTACAACAGATATTGATGATAATCAAGTTATTAGCATGTATTCAAGTCCTGTTGATACAGATATTTCTTCTAATCAAAACTTATTGGTATTATTTGATTCAGCAATTATTGAAACTACGGCTATATAATGGATAATAAATTATCGATATTAATTGATCGAACCCTCCCTGAATTTGTCCGTGAAGAGCATACAACCTTTACGGATTTTATTAAAGCGTGGTTAGACTATTTAGATGATGATGAAGATGGTGCTCACTATCATCTAAGTAATTTACAGGATTACACAGATCCTGATGATACTTCCGCTGCTCTGATCGGTATATTAAAACAGGCTTATATGGTCTCATATCCTGAGATTCCATTAGGCTCTGTATTAGAAACTGATAATAGATTTCTTGTAAAACAATTAAGAGAAATATACGCTAAAAAGGGTGCTGAAGATGCATACAACTTCTTCTTTAGAGCACAATTTGATGAAGATATTAAAATCAATTATCCGAAAGAATATATTTTTAGAGCCTCGGATGGTAAATGGTTTATTCCAAAATACATTGAATTCACTAATGTGTCATCTGATATTGCAAATTTCTTTAATAAGAAAATAAGAGGCCAGACATCTGGAGCTACAGCATTTGTTGATGTTGATGAAGGCACAGATCCAGGTAATGTTATTGCTACAGGAAAATTGCCTGTACAAAGTGTTGTAGGTACATTCCTACAAAATGAGACTATTGAGGTAGTGGTGTGAGTGATACATTACAAATAACCTCAGCCGGTGTAATAGAAGAAGCGGGTTATTACTTAAATTCGGATGGTCATTTATCATCTGATATGAAGTTACAGGATAATCATTATTATCAAGACTTCTCATATGAAATTGAATCAGGTGTATCTATAGACCAATATAGAGATACCGCGACAAGTTTATTACATCCTGTTGGTACTAAGATGTTCGGTAGATATATTTGGGCAACAGCAATCGCTGTTATGCCTAGTTTACCACCATCTGAGATTAGATGGGATTATCAACAAGATGGGCCAGTTGTTATTGAGGCAATGGCGGTTGAAATTGATACAATCGGTATTGGTACAAGAAATGTTAATGCAGTACCAGTAATTGCCAGACCTGATGGTACTGGTGTTGGTGGTTGGGCTAAATTAGACCCTAATCCATTAGGTTCGGCTAATGCGGCATGTGAAAATGGTGATGATCTAGTATTAGAAAATGATGATGCATTAATGCTGTCATCTCAGAATATTTACATTGGTAGATTTGCTGCACCAGGTAATATTACAGGAACATCTATGGTATATACTACCAATGTTCAGATGAATATGGATGCCGGTCAATTTAACTCATATCCTCTTAATTCAAGGACTGTGGGTGATGATTGGGTTGAAGGTATATCAACACAGGATGGATTTGTATTAGTAACTAGAGCTGATCCTCAGGAAGATAGAATAATTGGATAAATATAAACATGGGTGCTATAATTACAGAAGACTTTAGAATCACTAACATGACCAACTTCATTGCTGGTTTTGAGAACGATCCTACAGAAACACATTTTAAAACATTATTCGTTGGTTTAGCCAAGAATGATGCGTGGCCAGCAGATGGTGCGGGAAGAGTAGAAACAGATAATGGTTTTATTGTCCCAACCCCTACTGAGACTGAGACAGCATTAGATACTTTATGGTCTGAAGTTGTTGCGATGAAACGAATCTTTCCTAGTGATTTAACACCAGTTGTTAGAGAGGCCACTTGGGAAAGCGGGGATAAATGGAACTTTAATGGAGTTAATCCTAACTCAGTTCAAAAATCATTTATTTCTACTGATGCTCATAAATCAGTTGTAAGAAATAGTGAAGGTCGTGTATATCAATGTAAGGCAGAGCCTTCTACCGGGACTTGCTATATTTCAGGTTCTGCGGATAGTAATTATACAACAAGAGCTACCTGTGAAGGTCAATTAAATAGCATGTGGGTACCAACCGCAAGTAACTCAGAACCTGTTGGTGTACCTGCTAATGCTGGTGATGATATGGTGTTCGGTAATTATACTTGGGAATATCTATGGACTATTGGTGTTAACGAACGTGGCACATATATTAATGATGAGTGGCAACCGCTATCATATTCATTATATAGTGCAGGTACTGTTGAGCACACAGAACAAATTACATACGGTATATTACCGGAAAGGGCACCCAAAAAGGTAGGCTCAGTAAACTTAATGATTAAAATCTTTTTAAGTACTACCGATTCCGGTGTACCTGAAAATGATGACTTTAGAAGATTATTCTTGATTGATACTCCAAGAGATTCAAATGGTGATAAGGCCGTGAATTCAATTTATAATTTAAGTGGATTATCAACAACAAGAAGTGGTAACATAATTTTTATAGAAAACAAACAACCAGTATTAAGATCAAGTGATCAACAAGAAGATATTAGGTTAATTTTACAATATTAGGGATAAACTATGGCAACAGCAACTACAGGCGATTTTAATACAAGTCCATACTACGATGATTTTGATTCAACAAAGAATTTCATGCAAATTCTGTTCGAACCAGGACGTGCAGTACAGGCAAGAGAATTAAGCCAAATTCAGTCATTACTTCAAAACCAATTAGGTAGTATGGGTGACCATCTATTTGGTGAAGGTACTGTTGTAATTGGTGGTGAGATTAGCTTCGATAATGAAGTACCATATATCTATATGGCGAATAATACTGATTTATCAGGTTGGTTGGATGAAAACATTACAGGTAATACTTCTGGTGCTAAGGCTAAAATTACTAGATTACATTCAGATACTTCAACTAAACCTATCGCGTATTTACAAATCTTCTCTGGTTCTTTTGAGGCTGGTGAGACAATTACAAGAGACTCTGATTCAGCAACACGTGTATTAGATGATGCTTCGAATGCAAATGCGGTTGGTAAGTTCGCATCATTCTCTAATATTGTTAATGGTATTTACTATTTAAATAACTTCTTTGTCCCAGCCCTTGCATCAACTGTTGTTGTAGGTGATGATAACGCGGTACCTACCGATGAGGTTGGCTTCACATTAGTTAAAGAGATTATTACATCAGCTGATGATGCATCTTTATTAGATCCTGCGAGTGGTTTCCCTAACTTTAATGCTCCTGGTGCGGATCGTTATAAGATTAATCCGGTCCTTACCACTAAATCATATCATGATGCTAATAATGCTTCATTAGAATTCTTGTCATTAATGACAATTAATAATGGTGTTGTTGAAAAGACAGTATTAAGAACAGATAATGCTTTATTGGAAGAAACACTTGCGCGTAGAACATATGATGAAAGTGGTAATTATCATGTCCGTCATTTCCCTATTAGCATTCAGGAAACTAATCCTACAGTTGCTGGTGCGGATGACACAACAAAATTTGCCGTTAAGGTAGAGGCAGGTAAAGCATATGTTCGTGGTGCTGAGATTGAAAAAATTGCACCAACTTATTTAGATGCTGATAAAGCCCGTGTTGGTGAGTTATATGATAACTATTCAGCTTATTTAGAATATGGCCCTTATGTAGTTCTTGATGATGCTCAGGCAACAAAAGATTGGGCATTTAATGTACATAAATGGGAAGAAGTTCAATTACAACAGGCCGATGGTACAGTTGTTGCAACAACAAATGCTATCTCTATGGATAAGCAAGGGACTGAAACACGTTTATATTTGAAGCCTTGGTCTACAATGACTTCAGATATGCCATCAGTTACAAAAGTTGTTGGTCAATTAACTGCTTCATCTGCTGATATTAAGGTATTCACAGTATCAACAACTAACCCTACAGGAAAGATTCATAATACTAATAAGTCGATTAATCCTCTTATTTTAAGAACACCTGATGATTATGTTGCTCGTTTAATTTCAGGTAATATTGTTGTTGAATCTGCTAAGAACTATTCATTGACTGGTGGTACTTATGATTCAGGAACAAATGAAACTACATATACACTAACAGATCTTGGTGGAACATTCTCATCACAATCTCTTATTCAGGCAACTCGAATGGATACATCAGTTGTTGTGGATGCTACATATGCTTCAGGGGCAGGCACAACAGCGATCACATTCACTATTTCTGGTGATTTAAGTGGTGTTACTGTTGAAGTAATTGCCCGTCCGCAGATTACAATGGATATTAGATCTAAGACTAATACTACTGTGGCTTCAGAGACAATCACTGGTGTTAGTACTAAATTTACTATGGGTAATACAGATATTATTGAAATTACTTCAATTGATGGTGTTGCTTGGGCAAATGTTACTGATTATTCTTTTGATGATGGTCAGAGAGACTATACTTATGAATTAGGTGTTCTGACTTATACTGGGGCTGGCACACCACCTGCGACTATTGATGTTGCGTACAAATATTACGCGCATGGTTCTGGTGATGTATTCGCAGTTAACTCATATATTACTGACCATACAGTACCTTCAGGTATGACTTGGGAAGAAACACCTTCTGATTATACTGCATATGAAGCAATTGGTTCTTATACATCTGAAAATGGTGGTTCTAATTTCTCATTAAGAGATTCATTAGACTTTAGACCTGATTATAATCAAGTAAATACTTCATTTATTGAAATTCCGCATGTACAAGATGATATTACATTCGATTTCTTCCATTACCTGCCACGCATTGATACTCTTTATTTAGAATCAACTGGTGGATTTGTGATGGGTAAGGGTGTACCGGATATTAATCCACAGGCACCATCAGTACCTGAATCTGCGATGTCATTATATAATTTCTTAGTACCAGCATATACATTCGATTTAAGTGATATTAGTACTCAGTTTGTTGATAATAAACGTTATACAATGGCTGATATTCAAAATCTTGAAGATAGAATTGAGAATGTTGAATATTATACAGCATTAAGCATATTAGAGCAAAGTGCTATTAATATGGATATTAAAGATGAGTATGGTTTAGATAGATTTAAGAATGGTATTATTGTAGATAACTTTAGAGGTCATGGTGTTGGTGATGTTAATCACCCAGATTATTTGGTTGCTGTTGACCCTGCTTCATCTGCTTTAAGATTACCATTTACTATTGGTACTCATGACCATAGTTTAGATTCTGCCTCATCAACAGGTGAATCAGTGACTGGGGTAGGTATTACGAATGAAATTTTAGATGATGGAGTAGTTCTTTTAGATCAAAGTAAGGCATCTGAAACAATTAATGTAACACACTTCCTAACTTTCTTATGGAATGGTTCAATTACATTAAGTCCTGAAACAGATCAATGGGTAGATACTACACGTAATGCTGATCTAGTAGTTGATATGGGTTCTAATAGAGGTGCTTGGGAAGCAGCATTCCCTGGAAGCTTTAATGGTTGGAATACGGAATGGAATTCTTGGCAGACAAATAACATTGGTGTTTCAATGACTGGTAGTGCATTTAATAGAACCTTTTCACGTCGACTTAATACCCTGACTAGAGAAATAGGTATTAATATTACATCAACTACAACTATGGACCAGACAAGAACTGGTGTGCAAAGAAATTTTGTAGAAAATACTAGAACAGAAAGTTTAGGTGATAGAGTTGTTGATGTATCATTAGTTCCTTGGATGAGGGCAAGAGCAGTATCATTTTCAGGTACACAATTAAGACCTGGATCTATAATGATCCCATATTTCGATAATATTGATGTTTCCGCACATGTAGTATGGAGTTCATCTTCAGTTACTGATGAAGCGGGTTCTATTTCAGGTACATTTAATATTCCTGCCGGTACATTCAGAGTTGGTGTTAAAAACTTTGAATTAAGAGATAGGGATGAACAACCAACAACTTCGGCTGTTGCTGCATATACAGCTAATGGTATTGCAAGTACACACGAAGAAACAATTGCATCAATAACTACAATAACTGGATCAAATAGAGAAATTAATGAGGAAAGACAATTATCTTCAACAGCTTCATCATCTATTGTGACTTCTAGCCGTACGTGGCGCACCGACGATAGTGACCCATTAGCTCAAACATTCCTTATACAAGGAATGCCGGGTGGTACATATATCACATCATTAGACTTATGGTTCCATAGAATTTCAAATTCATTACCGGTATCGGTTGAAATTAGAGAAGTTATTAATGGCTATCCAGGTCCTGCTATATTGCCGTACTCTCAAAAGAGTATGACACCAACCGAGATTATTACTCAATCAGGAGTAACTGATAAAGCAGCATTTGAAACAGCTAATGATGATTATAATAATATTGCAACAACATTTACATTTGATGCACCTGTTTATCTTATGAATGATACTGAGTATTGTTTTGTTGTTAAATGTGATACAACAGAATATGAAGCTTGGGTAGCCAAATTGGGTTCTATGCAGAAAATTTCTTCTGGTGAGGGCACTCGTATATCACAACAACCCACAATGGGTTCTATGTTTATGTCACAAAATAACAGAACTTGGACTGCTGATCAAGAAAAGGATGTATCTTTCAGATTAAAGAGAGCCTCATTTAATACAGGCGATGCTTCAGTATCATTCTCTGCTGATCCGGCTTCACAAGAGGCCGCACACATTCTTATGTTATCATCGGAAGAAATGGCACAGGAAGGCACAGAAATTGATTGGTATGCTAAATTCCCTTCACAGTCTGATTATGTCGCGGTGACTAATAGAACAAATAAAGAATTAGATTCAGCATATAACTTCGGCGCAGGTCAACCAGTTGAATGGAAGGCTGTAATGAAAACAGGGACTGAGAATACATCTGCTATTGTTAACAAGGATAGACTAGGTTTCCAAAATATTGTAAACTCAGGTTTGACCCGTTATGTATGTAAACAGGTAGGTACTGGTGAGATTTACTCCGGCATCACAACTGAGTTAGATTGTACACTATTGGCAGATGCTGATAATGCTACCGAATGGGTAGAGGAAGGTACAGGGGCTTACCACGGTAATTACCTAACCAAGACTGTTGAATTGGATGACCCTGCCTCACAATTAAGTGTATTCATAAATGAATTGAATACTACCGGTCGTGATATTGAGGTTTACTTCTCATTAGGTAATAATGCTTTCAGACATTGTAGAGTAGATATTAGTACTAATGTTTATAACCTAACTGATATTATCGGTTACTGGAAAGATAAGTATGTATATACATATTCTTCTTCATATGCTAATGTAAATGCAATTCCGGCTGGCGTGGCACCAAATGGTAGTCCTTCCGCGGCAAGAGCTTACTGTCAAGGTAAGAT